GTGTCCTATCCGTTTCAAAAAAACGCCCACCTTTGCTTAAATTGCACTTTTGGCACATTTGCTTCAAATTCCACATTTCATCGCTTCCACCAAGCCGCTTCGGTATTACATGATCGATGTGCATTGGGCCGTCTGTTGTGCCACATTGCTGGCAAGCACCATCACGCTTCAATACAGCTTCTCTGGTTTTGCGCCAAGCTCTTGAGCCACCATTCTTCCAAGCTCTTGACATCAATGCCACCCATGCTTTCGCCAATGAGCCAAAGCACCATTGCAAATCTTGCCTTGATAACGATGATCGATGTATCTGAGTGTCCAGTCAATCATGCGATAGCCATCGAGGTTGCGGTACTTGGTGTTACGCATCTGGCCAAGCCCAAAGTGATTGCCATTAGGATTGATAGCTTCAACTCTCCAATTGCTTTCCTTTGTAATCAATGTGTTAAAGCATTGAAATTCTTTGTAATTCACAATCCTTGAATGTGCATAGAGTTTGAGAGAATCAATCGATGGTTTAACTTCTTTTGTTGCGTTAGCCGGTGTTGTGCCAATAAGACATAGCACGGCCAAAACCATCAAACATCGGCTGCGAGCTATCCGGCTCACCGGCTCGCTACCTCGTGTAGATGGTATAGACCTTGTCAAATACCGAGCGTAATCTTGGGCGATTCCAACAGGTTTCGCACACCTGTGGACAAAGCCTGTGGATAACTTAATCACAATGACATCTCCTCAATCCTTGCATCATCAACGATCTTGATGCCAAATGTGCCACAGCTCATGCATTGTGCAAACCATTCATGTTCTGTTAGCTCTGCACCTTTCTTGAGTCCATGGCGTTGCTTTGGCTTTCCATAAAGTTTTGAACAGATCGAACAATCAAATTGTAGGATGTGCATAATTGCTCCTTTGTAAAGTCTCAATAGGTTGCAGATTGATTTGAGGCACGCTCCAATTGTTTTGTGATGCGTTTCGATAGCGTGGTTTCTTGGCTATTGATACGGGCATCCAGCCCACAATGTGCATTTTTGGTGAGCTGCCTGTAACCAGCACAGCAATGTCACGATCATGTCGATCTGAATCCTGAATCCATAGATTGCTGGCCGGATTGGCTGACCATTTGACCTCAATGTGTTCGCCCACATCGGCCTTTGACTTATCCCATGTGATGCCCGGTGTGTACTCATAACCCAATCGCTTGGCTACCACTAGCTCAGCCAGCATTGATTCGCCCATCTGTGCAACATAAGCAAACCATGAAATGTCTTTGACAATTCGTGAGCTGTGATCAGCTGATCGATCATGACAATGTTGTATTGCTGCCAACATGCATTGGACTTCCTCGATGCGATCTATCATCGACAATCACCACAAAACCAAATTATGTTGTCTTGCTTGTCATAGCCTTTTTGGTAGCCAAAGTGATCCAATCGGCGTAGCTGTGAGCATTTGTCACATTGTTCGATTTTGTATTCCTCAACGATTTCGCCATTGCACATCAATCGCGCTTTCATCTCTTGAGGATAAATGATTTCAATGTAATCGCTCATAATCACACCTGCGGCTTAAATGTGCCATCGCTGGTCATGACATACCAATTTGGTCGGCATTGCTTTTCTTTTACCTTTTCGCTGCAAAAGTAACCAGCCCATGCTTTTGGTGCATCTGGCTTGCTTTGATTCCATCGCATTGATCCATGTGAACACGATGGCACAGCATCGGCTTTCCATGCAGAATCCTCTGATGATCCAAATGATGGCGTGCCAGCTTGTTCAGCTTGGGCCGCTGTTTGATAACTCGGCACATCGCCATGTTTTGTTGTCCAATAGTCATAATCGGCTGCCGCTGTTTCACTCTTTACCAATGCCATGACCTCTTTTGTAGCTTTTTCTGTGTTGCCCATAACCAAAGCCATCACGCGCATCAAAGCTGATGTGACAGTATCCTCAACAAACCAGCGTTTCATATTGGCGTTATAGGCAGCTTGATAGCCGTACGCAAAATCAATGCCGGCCGGCTCAATCTCCGTTTGATTACGCCATGCTGCGGCACGAACAAGGATTGAGCCTTTGTCTGCATCGAAATTGATGATTGTGGCCTCAAGTCGGCCTTCTGGGTAAGTCTTGATCCAGCGATCTGTGCGCTCTTTGTTTCCTTCATAATTATCTAGGAATCCCATCACTTGGCCTTCCGCTCAGCTGATACCGCGTGGCGTGCCACGGCTCGACCTCTTGTATAGCCTTGCCGTTCGCCTTCCTTGAAACCGACTGAATAAGCCATGACAGCCCATAAAGCCCCAGCTATTAAACACATAATCACAATTGATGCTTCGTTCATTGTTTTGCTCCCGATTCTGGAAGCCGCGTATCAGCTCCCGAAATAAAGAGTGACAGGCAAAACCGACAAACTCAACAATCACGCTCAAATGGCGGCGTGTCGTTACTTCTTTTGCTCAATGAGATGTGTGTACAGATAATCCAAACGAGCTTCTATCCGTGAAATTTGATCCTTCATACTCGATCCCGAATTGGGTGAAAGTTCGCTCATGACCGCTTTGATGATAATTTTCATTGACGAATAGACAGCTGCCAATGTTGTGATTACAAGTCCACCAACAGCCGTCCACTCGCCCACACTCACTTTTTGATGCCTAAAGCGTGATCGTTAGGATTTGCCCAACGAGCTAAAACCGGCACAATTCCAGCAATGAGGCCCATGGCCAAATCTTTGGGATTGGTGTTTCCAGTCATGTACACGGCTAAACATCCTGCCACCGCGCTGCGCATCCATGATGCTGCGGCTGCCTTAAATTGCTCCATCATTTTTCTCCTTTTGGTCGATCCGGCAAATCACCGGAAAACGAGTCATAAGTTGGTCGGCCATAACCGACTACAAATGACCTTGCTCCCAAAGTTCTTGATTTAACCATAACCTCGCCACCATTGCGCTGATCGCCATCGCCTGATGTGTTGCCTTCAATGGTCACGATTTGTTTGTCTGAAACCCGGATAACCAAACCAATGTGATTGATTGTCACTTTGTCATCGATAATGAAATCAAAGAAAACAAAGTCACCAATCTTTGGTGTTGTATGCCATTGCTTGGCTTTCTTAAATGCCTCAGCTCCGGCGCGTGTGCTTACAACATTTGGCACCTTGACCCCAGCTTGATGGGCACACCAATTGAGAAACGAGCCGCACCATGGCAGCTTGTCGGCTTTCATGAATTTGCCGTACTTCGTCTCATTGTTGCCTGTTTCAGCTGTGCCAACCTCAGCAAGCGCAACCTGAATCAAACGAGGCAATGTGCCACTAGGAAAGTTCGACATCGTGATCCTGATTCGTACAATTCCATAAGCAAATTGTTTCATTTAAAATAGCTTCATCATGACATTTTGGTGGAATAAAAGCATCCAAGGTTTCATCATAAGAAAACAAAATGCCAGCATAATTTTTTCTGATTTTGCCATTGTAAGATGTGCGCTTACAGGTTTGATTTCTGAAATTGCCGTACCAAATTTCTGGCTCTAAACCTTCGATCAATTCCGTCTCATCAATTCCAACAATGACTTCGGTGACAATGTTGTTTTCGTCTAAAAATGCGTAATGTGCCATTATGCCCAACTCACGTTTCCTGTGCCAGCAGTAATTGTTGCGCGCTTGTAACCGCCGCTTGCTGAACTTTCTGTTCCAGTTAATCCTGCGCCAAATGTAATTGTTCGCGTGTCGGCATAGCGCAAGACCACGACACCTGAACCGCCGCTGCCCGAATTTGACCCGTCTGAAGGCGCTGAACCACCGCCACCGCCTAGATTTGCGGTTCCATTTCTTGTGCCGCCTGGTGAACCGCCGCCGCCTGAACCACCTGAACCTGAAGGTGATCCACCGCCACCGCCTGAATAGGTAATTGACGAACCTGAAATTGAAGTTGAAACGCCCGCACCACCGCCACCGCTTGTTCCGCTACCACCAACACTGCCGCCGCCGCCACCACCGCCACCGCCATAAGTAGGCGCACCAGCACCACCTGAACCACCTGCATAGCCTTCGTTAACGTAAGCCGTGCCAGCTGCGCCACTGTTATAGCCGCCGCCGCCGCCCGAACCACCTGTACGACCTGCACTTGAATTAACGTGCGCACCACCGCCACCGCCACCTGAACTTATTGTTGCAAAGTAACTATTGTTTCCGTCTGTTCCAATGTTTCCGTTTGTAACGGAAGCGCCGCCAGCGCCGATTGTTACTGTGTAATTTGTTGCGGTTGTTGCGCTGATTACACTACGCGGAGAACTACCGCCGCCGCTTGTGCCTACACTGGTGACATAACCACCAGCACCGCCGCCACCACCAGCACCGCCGCCACCTGCACCACCGCCGCCGACAACTAGAAAATCAACGTCAAAAATGGCAGGTGCAAATGTATTAAACCCAATTCCTTTTAGTGGCGTCATGCTGAAATGTCACCGATCAAAACCCATGTGTCAGTGGCTTTTTTCCATAATGAAGCACCTGAATACTGACCTGTTAATTTTAATTTTGAACCGCTTGAATAAATTGTGACACCCGCACCTGCGATAGTCACTTGTCCTGCACCATATTGAAGCAAATCAATACGCGTATTCACTGGAAATCCAACTGAACCATTTGTTGGAATTGTCAAAGTTATTGCCGAAGCATTTGTTAAAGTAACCATTTTTCCTGCATCTGATAATGCCAATGTGTAAGTCGTGCCAGTTTGTGCATTTTCAATTGCTTGATTGCCAACGCCATAATCAAATGACAATGTAACAGTGCCCGAAGTGCCGCCCCCTGATAAACCGGTGCCAGCGGTTACGCCTGCAATGTCACCTGACAAATCCGTCCATGTGAAATCCATGTTGCTGTTTGACGCCTTCGCCAAAACCTGACCAGTTGTACCGCCTTTAAGATCAGCCAAGGATGTGTCAACGGCTTGACCAAAAACTTCAAAATCTGCTGGCAAATCTGTGACCAAATCTGTGGCCGTGGGCATCTGCCAATTGAAATTACTCGTTGGATTACTCATTTTTGCTCCTTACGCCACAATCGTGGCATTGATCCAATCCAAAGTTGGATTGACTGTGTTCCATTGCTCAACCACCGGCACATCGTTCCATCGCATGGCTTGCAATGAAAATGAAATCGGTGAAACGATCATTGAAATGCTGATCTGATTGTATCTGGCCGAAAATGTCCAGCCTTCAACAAAACCCAGAAAATCGCCAGAATTCATGTTGAGTGGCAAATTGGAAATGTTTACCGGCATACCCATGAAAACCCCAATCAAAGCATCGCGGTCGGAATCATCGATGTCTGGGTTGGTTAGCTCAAATGTGATGTTATTAAAATTAAATCGTGGATAAGCTCGTAAAGCCAAATAGAAATTGGCCTGATCCTCAGCATCGGCCAAATGACGCAATGTCGTTTGGAAAATCTGTGATAATTGACCATAAAGGCCAATAGATGCGATGTCGCTTTCACTTGTTTCATTTTGACTGTTTTGGCCGTATTGGATTGTGATGTTGTTTCTCACATCACCTGCGCGTTGCTTAATAATCAAACCTGATGCCAATGCATCATTTGCCGTCAAATCAACATAGCCATTGGCCGCCAAATAATTTGTGCGGTGTGTGCTATCTGCATACCCGATTTGCCCGGTTGCGGATTCGTAGAGGTATCCCAATCCCGATGATGCTAAAGCCGAAACCAGTGAATAAACATCCGTGCGGCTGGATGAGCGTTGCGAAAGCTCATAATTGCCCGGCCTGTCAATTTCGCCCAATCCTGTGTTTTCGGCATCCTGCCACTGGGTCGTTGGATCATAGTTTGCCCATGTTAAGGCTTGAGGTACTTGCTGCCATGTGGCAAACAAAACTTCTTTCAAAATGTCAAAAATCTGATCACCATCAAAATCATGTGAAAGCACGCCATCGGTCAATGCTTTTGGCAATCTGGCAAGCGCGCCCAAAGCAATGATGTTGATTCGTTGTACATAATCGGTGGCACCAACCTCAGCAACGGCGATGCTTACCTCAACCACCGATCCGCCAAAAATTGGTACAAATGTAGCTGTCGAATCTTGCAGCTCAATAGTCAATGAATTATTGATTTGAATTGCGACATTTGTGTGATCTAAGTTCAGTATTTGCAGATTAGAATAACCTGCCTGTGCCTGCTCATAAATGTTTGTCCGACCGCTTGTGATCGTAAGGTTTGCCAAAGTAAGGTTTTGGTATTGGACACCGCCAATGGTTACACGCCAAACAGGATTAAAAATGCTCATTAGATTGCAACCAATGCTCCAGCACCGCCTGTGCCGCGATAAAACGAATTGTTGAGCGTGTCCACAATTTCGCGTGCTGTTCGTTCCGGATCGATTGAACCCGTCACATTAAGATTGATTGTGGTAGCTCGGTCGCGTTCCTCACCAGCGCGAACTGCAGCTGCATCAAAAACAGGCGTGCCACTAGCCATTTTGTCTAAAACAGCATTGAGATCGGCTGATGCTTTTTGAAATTCTTTTGATGCCGCAGCGATTCCGGGATCAACGATCACCGATTTGCTTTTGGCTTCGGCTAATGCCTGCTCAGCTGTCAAACCTCTTTTTTGACCTTCAACAATGATTTTTGCTTCGGCTTGACCAGCTGCAATTGATGCTGCCAATTGAGCTTTTTCTGCTGCTGTTTGCTCAACCGCACCGCCTGTTGAAAATGATGTGCCATCTGGCATTGTGCCGCTAAAACCTGCCGCACCGGCTGACCCGGCCGCAGCTGTATCTGATTTATTTGCTAAAGCGTTTGCACCAGCTAAAACGGCAGCTGCTAAAGCTACGGCTCCAACACCAAGCAATGGATTTAAAGCAAAAGCCGATGCAACACCGGCAACAATTGCGGATGCCTTTAAAAGGTTGTAAGCCTTAATTAAAGTATTGATTGCAGCAATCGTTGCCATCACACCGGCCGAAATTTTTGAAACAACAAAAACTGTGCCAATTACAGCTGCCACGGCAATCAATTCATCTTTAAATTCAATGATTGTTGCAATAATTCCTTTTATTCTCTTGCCCCACTCAATTGCTGTTTTTTGTGATTTGGTCAAGCTTGAATCAAGGCCATCGGCACCTGTTAAACCATCAACAAAACTTTGAACCACCGGAACAACATCGCTGAGAATAAATGAAGTCAATTCCTGAACAACAGGCAACAAAGCTGCGCCAATTTGCTCTTGTACTTCATCGCTGGCGATCTTGATGCGAGCAAATGCCTTCTCAGTGCTTTGCGCTTCGTTATCAGCAAAGCCGCCAAAAGTGTCTGTAAGCGTGTTAAAGACTAGATCAAAATCTTTTGATTTTAAAATTGATTGATCAAGACCCAATCCCAATCGGCCCAATGCATTGAGATTGCCATCGTAGGCTTTACCCAAAGCGTTTGCCACAGCTTCCAATGGTTTGCCTGTTGCAGCTGAAACATCCAAAGCCAAATTGAGTAGCTTTTGAGCTTCCTCAACATCTTTGGTTGATCTAACCAATCGACCAAAAGCCGGGCGTAATTCATCATCTGTAATTCCGATTGCAACGCTGGTCGTGCTGATGTACTTCTCAACACCGGCAATCTGTGCAGCTGTGGCCGTTGTTGTGTTTTCAATGGTAAGTGCAAGATTGCGCTGTGCTTTTTCATCCGCTGCGGCATTTTCAATTGCGACTTTTGCATACGCACCAATGGCCGCGCCAGCTGCGGCAAATGCCAAAGCGGCTTTTTTGCCAAAAGCTGTAAATTGATCGCCGACTGTTGTTGTATCTTTTCCAGCCGTGTTAATGTTTTTGGTGAAATCAGCAACATCTGCCAGCAAGGCTAACTTAAGAGTTCTGGATTGTCCGGCCATTTTACCACTCCTTCAAAATGCGATCAAATGATTCAAGCCATTGGCCAATTAAATAAGGTTGCTCGGCTCTTAGAGTTGGATAAATAAACCATCCTTTTGATCCTCTACCTTCACGGCCTGACCAAACTGGAAATTGTTTAAATTTGTTTGAGCCGAATTCGTAACCGCCCCAAAGCTGTTGAGTTGTACCGCCACCGCTAAATTTTTGAGAAACAAAACCAAATGACAACTCACCAATTTTCGAGGATTTGCTTACGCGCGATCCTTGAGCAATTCTGGACGCAGCTTGATTTGGACGGCTTGCAGCTGCACCAATGATTTTGGATTGCAAATAAGTAGCCAAACCATTGCTCACGCCTTTTGCTTGAGAAACGGCTTCATCATCCATCGCTTTAAAAGCCGACAAAACGGATCGCAATTCTTGCCTGTTAAATGCGACCGCTTCCTCAGCCATTTCTTTTCTCCAAAATCTCTATTGCCGTCAATAAATCCTCAGCTGTTTTGAATTCGCTCCGGGGTTGGCCACTTGCAATGGCTACTTCCCAAAGCACCCGATTTATGCTTCCGGCTCTGTAACTTTTGGGTTTGCATCACCAACAATGATGTCAGCAACAGTCTCACACCAAATTTCATACGGCTTTACAGGTTTGCCTGCAATTTGCCGTTTCATCGCGTGGTATGCAAGAAACAACAGATCGGACACGCCCATTTTGTCTTGAGCTTGTCCAATCGTGTTGCCAGTCTTGTTTTCCCACTTTGCCCATTCCGCTGGATGCGCAATGTATGTTTCAGCATTGCCATCTGTGTATTCAATTGTGATTGCTAGTTTCATTTATTTGCTCCCGATTCTTTTCTTAGCTGTATGTTTCAGTAGGTGTGCCAATTACTGTCAGCGACCATGTGTCTGTTAGTGCTCCTGGAGCAGCACCGCCAGCTGATGGAAAGATTGGCAAAACTGTAAAAGTGAAAACCGCTCCAGTAGCAGCTGTCAAAGAAACAGCCACAGGCGTGTTTGGGTTATTTTCAGCATTATTCCACATGTTTTCAAACAATGAGCCTTGCGTAGCTGTTGATCCCCAATCTTGCAAAAGTTCAATTGCAAATGTCCATTGCTTATCGACCGATCTGTATGCTGGCCCGTTGAGTGTTGTGTATCTTTCAATCGTGGTGTCACATGAAAGCGTGGCGGATGTTGTCTGTGCAGCATAGACTTTTGTGTCCAGCGTGAAAGACACATCGCGGCCGGTAATGATTACTGTACTCATTTGATCTCCTTAATTGGTGTAGTAGGTGCTTACTTGTAAATCGGCCGTGAGGTATTTACCTGCACCGACTTCCAATGGCTGTGGTTGATTAACATTGCCGACTTCATAGCCGACAGGCATTGCGCTAATGATGCTGATCATCAATTTTTCAAGATTGTCTAAAGCTGCGGCATTGTTGGCATATGCAACAACGCCAGTCACAGTCAGATTGACCTTGACTCTTGTGGTTGTTTTGCCGATCAAAACGCTTTCCAAATAAGGTGCATCCGGGATCAAACAAATGCTGGGTGATGTCATTGTCTCTGGGATGCCGTTGTACACATTGGCGGCAATGCTTGAAAGTGCCGTTTGCAATGGTGTGCGGATTTCGGATTCGATGGTCATTGGCACATCGTTTCAACGTCAAGAAACGGGCCTAAAAGCCCAATGACTCTATTTGTTAAGCTGCGGCCAAGCACGAATGGTGCTGGCTGAAAATTATCTGACATGATCTGATTGCCGGGAGCTGTAATGCTTTGAAAAATCTCAACCGACACAAGCAAAATTGCATTTTCAATTGGTGGTGTATTTGCGTACAGCTGTGCGGCTGACCCACCGGATAACGTAGCCAATGCGCTAGGAATAAACGGCAATGGGTATGTTCGATCAGCCGCCGCTGTTGCCGCTGTAAAAGTGTAAGGCTCAATCCGATCATCGGTGACTGTATAGGTCGCGTTGTAAGCTCCGGCCCCGGTAACAACAACAGATTGACCCGGCACAAAGTAATTTGGCCGCATTGTGGTGAAATAAATGACGGAATCACTCACATTGGCAAAAGTCACCGATGATTGGTATTGCGTAAGTAAAGGCAAAATCGTTTGTTCAGCGGAATCTATGTAAGAATCCAATTGAGCATCACTATACAAAGAAACCGAGACACCAAGAATTGACCTCAGCTGTGAGGCTGTGACTATTGCTGGCATCTCGGTTCCTTTCGTGTCAGTAGCGTTCGGGAGCGACCGCTACCGATAGTGATTTATGGGAGGTTGTTGAATTGTGCACCATTTGGCACTTTGGCAGCTAGTGCGCCATAGCCGTAGTACAGAATGTCAATTGTTCCATCGCTGTTGATGTTGCTGCGTAGCGTAAAGCGTGGAGATTCATACCATGTGTATGAGTCTGGATTGACAACGACCATTGAAGAATCGCCATCGGCTGTTGTTGTGCCAGCATTACCAAATGAGCGTGAAACATACAGGTTCAGACCCGGTGAAACTACACCGCGCAAAGAATCGCCTCGGACATTTCCTGCCTGATTGCTAGGTTGTGCCGCATTGTAAAGAGGTGTTCCATTGTCGTTGTATCCCATGATGTTTCCCCATTGTGTAGGTGAAACGATCAATGAGCGAGCGAATCCAAGTGATGCGCCATAAACATTTGCGGCTGCCTTTGATGTGTATCCAAGGAATCCGGTTGCTGAGTTTGCTGCCTGTGCTGTCACGCTAGTAACTGCCGCTTGCATTGCTGCAAGTGCATATTCATCAGTCTCTTTTGCGTAGGCAAATTCAAGATTCTGGAGCAAAGCTGTTAGATACTCTGGACGGCTGCGGTCGATCAATTCGACTGTTGAAATTGCGCGGCCTTTAAAAGGCTGAACAGCAACAGAAAGAAATGTGGCTGAAAGTGATGATTCTGTAATTGCATCATTTTCATTGATTGGCAATACTGTTGGTACAGCCGTAACGCGAGGTAATTCAAATGTCATGCCTTCGGCAACGAGTGTTTCACGGCTGATGCCATCGATTGTGCCACGATCAGCATTTGCAAGTGCATTGATCACCTGTGTGCTTTGTGGTGTTGGAATCATGCCGGGTGCGGTTGATGTTGTGTTGTCAGCTGCCTTGACATACTGACGAGAATCTTCATCATGCAAAACGCTTGCGCGTAAGTAATGCTCAAGGTAAGAAACCTTGTCTACAATTGGTGAGCGTGGTGCTGTGTAGTAAGCCGGGCGTGATGCCTGTACAGGTGCGACTTCTGGAGCTGCTACCGGTTCAACGGCAGGAGCTACTGGTTCGGTAGTGTTGTCCATCTTGTCTCCTTCATTTGGGTTTGTTGTCTCTGTAACTGTTTCAGTTTCAGAATCTTCTGATGCGGCAACTTCTTGCACGCGAGCTGATCGCACAGCTGGCTCTGTTACAAGCGCAACAGCTGTGAGCTGACCATTGAGCACTTTCATGGTGCCGTCTTTTTGCATTTCGTAATTGTCCACAGCCAACTCAATTGAGAATCCATCGCGTAGGCCTTCCATTGCCTCTGTCAATGCATCGGTGCCGGCTGTTGTGTTTGCAATCTTAAATGTTGCGGTCATTTCCTTGTCATTTACAGTCATCGCAATGCTCTTACCAATTCTGCGTGTGTTGTCGTGCTCAAGGTTTAAAAAAACATCTTGTGGCTGAATTGATCCGCGAGCAAATACAACTTTGCCGGTCGATGCGTTTGCGTGCTCATTGAAAGCAACGATGCGACCGCTGATTGTGCGTGAATCTGAATCAGCTGCCGTGATGTGCATTGGTGTTGTTAGCTTCATGAGATCATGTCCTCCATTTGTCTAATTTCATCGGTGGTGATTGCACCGATTTCAAATAAAATCTTGTAAATGTCTGCACGCTCTTTTTCTGATCCGCGCAAGTACGCTTTCAGATCAAATTCCACGCGCTGTGTTGATGGCGTAAAATCTGGCATGGATAACCTTGAGCTAATGCTGTTCATCAGCGGCAACAATGAGAAATCCAAAAGAGTTTGACGCGCCGTTTGGGCGTTTGCATAGGTCATGGATGATCCAGTCGGCGCATCAATAAAGTAAGCCGGAATACCCACGGCACGAGCTAGTTCAGTCGCAATAATTTCGCGTGCAGCATTGAGGCCAATTTGCTCTGGAGAAAAACCAACTGTGGTCAATTCAACATCAGCATTGAGAAACGCTGTGCCGCGATTTCTACGAGCTGCGCCCCATGCATCCAAAAGTTTTGCAATTCGATCAGCTGGCAATGCTGTGCCATTTGATTTTAAAACCATTGATGGCACAGGCTCTTTTGCGTACATTGCAGCTGCTCTCTCAAGCTCTGCACCAGCACGAATTGTGCGACCTGCGCGATTTAACAAACCTTCATCGTTGCCGTAAAAAACCACAAGTGATCCAACACCAGTCATTGGCACACGCGATCCATCGACTGTGTAATACTCAATTTGTGTGCCAATTGAATTTAAGAAAACGCCAACGCGATTGGGAGCAACGCGCCACATTTGCCGGACACGGCCTGTATCGGCAAACAAATCAATTATTTGAAAATACGAAAATCCTGTAAAAAGTAAATCTTCACAGGCCCACACCCATGATGCTGCTCCTGGTACCCGCTTGTCCGGATCGGAAATCACAACAGGTTGATCAATAATTTGACCTGTATCTTTGTCGCGTGTAATCAAAGGAATTGTGGCAATTGAATTACAAATCATGTTTCGTGCGCGAGCAATTGCCGGCACACTCATTGCTTCTTCACGGCTGACAATGTAATCAGCTCCACCAAATGGGAAAAAAGCATCTAGCGTTGGAGCTGGCCCAATTTGTGCAGCGACATCAGCACCGCGCGTTACCGCGACAGTTTCAATAGTGCGCTTTCGGTCAAATAATCCCATGCACCCATTTTCTCAAAATGTCAAGCATCAACCCACCAAAATGTCTATTTCCGTTTCTGGGCGTGTCGCAAAGTGCGTACAAAGTGCAGCAGCCACGGCGGCGGCCACGGCCGTACCGCTGGCACGCCTTCCTATAACCCATCCGCCATCACCACGCCTTAATTGCACAGCTGAAAGAATTTGCTCTGTCAGCTTTGATTGGTTTCGATGTTTTAACCTACCGCTGTTAATCGCGCCCAAAAGCTCATCACACGCTTGAGGATAATCTGCATCCATGTCGTGAATTGGGATACCGGCCGGCTGCATACGCGCTGCGACAGCTCCGGATGTGCGCCGGCTATAAAGCAAATACTCAATTGGATACTTTCGGCAATAAGAGGCTGCATCATTGGCAATTGCCCGATCATCAAGCTGAATTGTGTTTTCCCATGTGTGCAACAGCTTTACGACAAATGATTCCGAGCCAAGCTTTTGAGCCGCGACCAATGCAGCATTTTTTCGATCGGGTGAAATGTCAATAGCCATCCATGTGAGCTTGTCCTCATCAAGATCAATCGACTCATCGCCGCACTCTTGCCACTCTTTTGCTCCAACAACGCTGGAAATTGTTTGAACCCATCGATTTAAAACCTCAGTCATTACAACATCCGGTGGATCATTGAAAACCGCTCGAATGTTGTCTGGGTGAATCGTTATACCCAAACCCGGATTGGCAAAAGCTGCATTTTCTAGTGAAATCTCATCCGTTGGTGCAGACCACTCAAAATAGCCCACATCATCGCTTGCACCACTAGCTGCGGCCAATCCTCTTTCGCGCAATTGATTAAGGACAACCGAGTGCGAATCACCGGCTGAGGAAAAACAACTGACCTGTGGATTTTTAGCTGCCATCAAGGTGTAACGCATTGCAGCAAATGTCTCCATGTCGTGAAGCTCTCGAATCTCATCCATGTGGATGCTTTCTGGCTTTGACAATCCACGAGCTGCCGAACCACCAGCTTTAATAATAAATCTATTTCCTTTAAGCGTTTGAATTTCCTCGGCCCCATGTTGCCAGCGAATCCGCTTAACTTGATTTGCCAAATCTGCATTTTCCTCGATGATCTGGACAATCGCTCGAAATTGCTCCAGCGATGTCACCAATCTGTGAGCTGTGGAAACCTGCAACGATTCATCCCAATGAAATAAACCCATCATGATCCGGGCCATCATGTATGTACTTTTGCCATTTTGCCTTGCAACTGTCGCTACTGAAATCGGGTGATGGTAGCGGCCATCGGGCTTTACCTTGAGTGAGTGTTCGGCCAACCACCTTTGCCACGGCATAAAGCCATTTGGAAGAATTTGGTCAGCGAAATCAATCAGTTCAAAGCCGCGTGAAGGCAAATCATTGAGCGGTGAGTGGATTCGTGGAGCTGTTACCGGCGAAAAAACCGATGTGAGCCGATCTGAGCCTGTTTCAGCCTGATGGGGTAGAACCATGACCTGATCATCACTATTCATGACTTATCGACTCGTTTTGGGGTATAAACAGGCCAT